AGGCTTTTAGCTGCTTGGGGTGACATTTTGGCTGAGTTGAAAAGTGCCAGGGCGCGCAAGAACCATTATGTTAAATAGGGCTTATTTTTAACAAATTATCAGTGAGGGAATGATGTCCCGTAAAAACCGCCGTAACGGCGCAAAAAAGCCCGTTAGGACTGCTGACGGGTACAATAACTTTACTGCAAAACTGGGTGGGTATACCTCCAATATCCAAACGGGTGGAACCTATTTACCCGGCTATATTTCCCGCAACCGTACGCAGATTGAATTCGCCTATCGCAGTTCATTTCTGGTGGGTGCCGCCGTGGATGCGATGGCGGATGACATGACCCGTAAGGGGATATCGATCAGCTCAAAAATGAAGCCGGACGCCAAAGGTCAGTTGGAAAAATTCTGGGAGGATGTCGGGCTGTGGGATGAACTCAATAACACCCTAAAATGGTCTCGCCTCTACGGGGGTGCGCTGCTGGTGTTATTGATAGACGGTCAAGATATAGCGACGGAGTTAAACCCTGAAACCATCAAAGAGGGGCAATTTAAAGGGGTAATGTGCCTGGATCGCTGGATGGTGACCCCTTCGCCTAATGACCTGATCGAAGAGTACGGCCCCCACTTCGGCAAGCCCCGGTTTTATAACGTGGTGGCCAATCAACAGGGTGTGCCTTCATGGAAAATTCACCATTCCCGCGTTATTCGTATGGATGGCGATAGTCTGCCATTTCAACAGGCCAGAACCGAAAACGGCTGGGGAATGTCGGTAGTGGAGCGTGTCTTCGAGCGGGTTCAGGCATTTGATACCGCGACAGTCGGTACAGCACAATTGATACATAAGGCGCATTTACGCACCTACAGCATTGAAGGGTTGCGAACCGTTCTCGCCGCAGGGGGTGATGCAGAAAAAGGCTTGTTGAGACACTTGGACATGATCCGTGAATTCCAGACCATTGAAGGGATGACCCTCATGGACGCGAAAGATGTCTTTGCTACCCACAGCTATTCATTCTCCGGCATCGCTGATGTCATTTTACGGTTTGCTGAGCAGGTCTCCGGCGCAACGGGAATTCCATTGGTGCGTCTATTCGGTCAATCCCCGTCAGGATTCAGCACCGGAGACGGGGATCTGGAAAACTACTACAGCCGTGTTAATACCCTGCAAGAACGCCGTCTGCGTCGCCCGTTACGCTGGTTGTTGGATATTTCCCACCGTTCCTTGTTTGGTGAACCGCTACCGGATGATTTTACCTTCGAGTTTAATAAATTGTGGGAGATGTCAGACACAGACCGCTCCACGATGGCGAATAACGTCGCCAGTGCACTCAGTACACTGGTAGACAGGCAAATATTACCGCTACATGCAGCAATGGCTGATTTGAGAAATCTGGCAGATGTGATCGGGATTGGAGGATCAGTTACAGATGAGGACATCGAGGAAGCAAAAGCGCAGTGGGAGGAGTCTGAACCTGAAACCAGCTCAGCGCCGCCGCTCGGAAATCCATTACAACAAAAGCCTGTTGGAGATAGTCAACCGGATAAACCAACTCATAACCGGCTCTTACGATGGTTCTCAGGCGAGCGCTGACAGTATTGCGGGTCACCTCATTGAGTATTCACAGGTCATTAGTGACTGGGCGGATAAGGTCGGTCGCCAAATGTTCTCACAGGTAGAGAGTGAGGAATGGAACCAGTGGCGTTCGGTATCTCAACAAATATCCGAAGGGCTGCGTGATGTGGTCGGTAATACGCCGGTCGGTCAGGTGGCACAGGATATTGTCTATCGCCAAATCCAGTTAATGAAGTCGCTACCCTTGGAGGCTGCTGATCGTGTCCGTGAGATTCAAGACCGGGCGATTCAAGCCGTGATTAATGGTGAACGGCCAGACGAACTTTACCAGATGATCATGCAATCCGGTGAGGTCGCAGCCAGTCGAGCGAGAATGATTGCCCGTACTGAGATAGGCCGAGCCACAGGTGCATTGACACAGGCCAGAGCATTATCTATCGGCTCAGAAGGTTACTGGTGGCGTATTGAAGGTGCTGGCACTCGTCCATCACACAAGAGGATGCGCGATAAATTTGTTCGATGGGAAGATCCGCCAACGCTGGACGGTATGACAGGCCATGCGGGATGTCTCCCTAATTGCAAATGCTGGGCTGAGGTTCATGTACCCGCACCGAGAACATAACATGAAATATTTCTTTACTACGAAGCTGGGCGAAACCCGCTATGAGATGGCGGATGGCTCCCTGCTCTGCAAAGACGTACCCATTGCACGAACCGGAACGCAAACCTATCTGCCCGAGGAAATCGACCTTGAGCCGGATGCTAACGGGTTGGTCACGGTTTACCGCACTGAGGATGAGGTTTTTTCCCCGGAGACAATGGCCTCATTTGAGGGGGTCGCGGTCACGCTGGAGCATCCAGAGGATAAAGACGGGAATATTGTTTTTGTTAATCCGTCCAACTTCTCCGAACTGGCGCACGGTCATATTCAGAATGTCCGGCGCGGAGAGGGCGATAAAACTGATCTGCTGGTGGCTGATGTGCTGATAAAGCGACAGGAGGCTATCGATGCCGTGAAGTCCGGCATGACCGAAGTCAGCTGTGGTTATGATGCCCAGTACAAACAAATATCCCCCGGCAAGGGGAAGCAATATCAAATCACCGGAAACCACCTCGCCATTGTTGATGATGGGCGGGCAGGTTCCCGTTGTTCAATCGGGGATGCTGCCCCAATAACTAAGAAAGGTAAGATGAGTATGAAAGACTGGCTCAAGCAAGTCGCTAATGCCCTGAAAACCAAGGATGACAATACCTTGGCGAGATTGGCTGACGAAGCCCCAGAGTTACCCTCTGACGGCATGTCTTCCATTCCGGGTGTCACCATCAATATGAATACACCCGCACAGGCTACGTCACTCCCGCCAACAGAGCGGACAACCACCGACGATACCCCGAAAGAGCAGGAGAAACCCACCGGTGATGACGCTATCCCGGAATGGGGTAAGGCGCTGATTGCTAAGGTTGAGGCATTGACCAGCAAAACGGGGGATACCAATCTCGATGACCCGGATAAAAAAACCGGTGACGAGGATGACGAAGAAGATAAGAAAGTGACCGGTGATGCAACCTATCGCCGCAACATCATTGCGGATGCCGAAATCATTTGTCCCGGCTTTAAACCTACAGGGGATAAAGGACTACGGCGTCAGGTGCTAAATCATGCCATACGTACAGGCGACAGTACCTATCTGAAATCGTTTGGTATTCAGGATTACAATCAAGTGCCAAAGGCCACTGTAGACGCCGTATTCAGCGGTGCTGTCGCGGTGAACAAGGCAAAAAATCACATTCAACCCCCAACACCGACGCGAGACAACGCCGCTCGCCTCAATACTCCGGCAGAACTGAATAAGCAGTACGCCGAATTCTGGAAACGCAACCCATAAGGTAACAACAATGGCAGGAACAGCATATCTAACCCGCATGCCAATGGGCATCAGCGGGTCGGTCACCCGTTTGCGCGATTTGACCACCGAAGCAGCCATTCTCGACACGGCGAAAGTCTTTACGCAATACGGGCTGGTGGGCAAGTACAGCGGCGACAGGTTTGTCCCGCTGGAAGACGGCGACAGTGCCGAGCAGATCGCCGGCATTCTGGTTCGTCCTTACCCCGTCCAATCACAGGCTGATATAGCGCATCTGGGTGTCACGGCAGGGATTACGGGCGACATACTGAAACGGGGCTACATGACGGTCACCGTGAAAGGTTCAGCGGAGAGCGCCAAGAAAGGTGCCAAGATTTACGTTCGGGTGGCAGGCGGCAGCAAAGACAGCCCGCTGGGTTCATTGGTATTAACTCCCGACACAACCGCGACAAACACCCCTGAATTACCCAAAGCTCAAATCATGGGGCCGGGTGATGCATTGGGCACGATTGAAATCGCTTACAACATTTAAGGAACGCTATGTTTACTATTGATAAAGCCACCAAGGACTCCACAGGGATATTCCTGATTGGCGAGCTGGAGCGTCTCGATCAGACGTTGAATTTACCGCTGATCTCCTACAAGTGGTCACGTGATATGCCATTGCGCAGTGATGTGTCTATTGCGGATGAGGTGAGTTCATTCACTAACACCGAACTGGCGGCAACGGGTGGCGTTAATCCGAACGGTAAAAACTGGATCGGTAAGAATTCAACGGCCATTCCGGGTGTGGGTCTGACCATAGACAGGACGGCACAACCATTAACATTGTGGGGAATGGAGCTGGGCTGGACATTACCAGAGCTGGCCTCCGCTCAACAGGTCGGTCGTCCTATCGATTCGCAGAAATACGATGCGATGCTGCTCAAGTGGAATATGGACGTGGACGAACAAGTTTATATCGGTGATGCCGATTTGGGGATGACCGGATTGCTGAATCTGACTCAGGTTACCCCACGTGCCGCTGCCGCATCATGGACGAAACACCTGAAAGCTGATGATATCGTCGCAGATATCAACATCCTGCTGACCGATGCGTGGGTCGCTTCCGGTTATGCACTGTGTCCTCGCAAAATTGGTCTGGCCCCGGAGTTGTTTGGGCTGTTAGCCAGCCTGCGTGTATCTGATGCAGGCAATATTTCCGTGCTGGAGTATGTGAAGATCAACTGTATTGCCTTTCAGGAGAATGGCACACCGCTGGAAATTGTTTCCATGAAATGGGCGTCCAAACGGGGCGTCGGTGGTGCGCATCGCATGGTGGCTTATACGCAGGAAGAAAAAAATATCCGCTTCCCGATGGTACCGTTGTTGAATACTCCGCTGGAATATCGCGGTCTGCATCAGTTGACTACCTACTACGGGAAACTGGGTCAGGTAGAAGTGCCGTATGCGAATACCATCGCGTATCTGGATATTCCGGCAGTGTGATTGATGGCGGGTTAGCCCGCCTTTACTGAGGCTCGTATGAAACGATACATGATTACAGGCAGCGCTACACTGAGCTTCCCCGACGGGCGGGATGTGCAGTTATCGCCGGGCATTCATCCCTTTGAGGATGTGGTAACCCAGCATTGGGCATTTAACCATTACGCGACGCCGCTGGACGATCCTGAACAGCGGGATGATAAAAAAGGGAAGGCTAATGGCAAAAAACAGTCTTCTGCCGACAGTTAAGCAATTCCGCGCCGACTTTCCTGAATTTTCCGACAATACCCGCTACCCCGATACCGCAATCCATTTCTATCTCGGACAGGCTGATACTGTGCTAGACCAAGACAGACACGGCGATCAGTTTATTTATCTGGCTGAACTCTTCACGGCGCATTACGTCGAGTTGAAAGGTAAGGCTATTGCTGGTGCTGCTGTCAGTGGCGTGAATACAGCGGGGGGTGGTGTAGTGACCTCGAAATCAGTCGATAAGGTTTCAGTGGGTTATGACACCTCAGGGATTATCAATCCTGAGGCGGGATTCTGGAACAACACCGCCTACGGACGTGAGTTCTATTGGTGGTGGTCAATGTTTGGCGCGGGTGGGAGACAATTGCTATGAGTGGATTGAAGATCCGTAAAGACAATGCAGCGGCGGTACTGGCTGCCCTGAATCGTTTGACCAAAATGGATGTGCTGGTGGGTATCCCGTCCAGCAAAGCCCACAGGGGTGATGGCGAGGAACTGAATAACGCGGAAATCGGCTACCTGCAATCAACCGGTGGCACGGTCAGGATAGGTGGTAAAACCGTCACCCTTCCCCCCAGGCCGTTTCTTGAGATGGGGATCGAGGACACTAAACCCATCACGACCGAGCACCTTAAGGCAGCGGCAGATTATGCCATTGAAGGCAAATTCGACGCGGCGCAACGGGAACTGGAAAAAGCGGGCATGGTTGCCATGAATGGGGCAAAGAAAGTGATTAGTGAGGGTGATCGGCTCCATCCTCTCTCGGAAGCGACTTTACATCGACGTAAAGAAAACAATGTTCCCGGCGAGAAACCGCTGTATGACACGGGCAGCCTGCTGAAATCCATCACGTATGTTGTCAGAAATAAGGGGGAATAATGCCCTTTCTTGATGTTTCCGAGGTGCTGTCTGACCCTGATTTCTGCGATACCTCGTTGGTGTGTTATCGCAATGTGCAGACAGTGGATGACGATGGTTACACCACTAACACCCCGCAGACTAAACCGTTTTCTGGGGTGGTCACCGTAGACCGTTCGCTAGAGGCACGGCGAATGGAGGCAGGCCAGACTATCAGTGGCGCTATCCTCATTGTGACCCCGTTCCGCTTAACGCAAGGGCAACCCGGACTGGATGCCGATGTGGTCACGTATCAGGGCAGAAAATATCGGGTGACCTTTGTTGACCCCTACACGGCATACGGGGCGGGATTTGTTCAGGCGCATTGTGAGCTGATGAACTTTGACGGAGGGACGCCCATTGAATGACAGTACAACGCCGGGCTATTTAACGCCCATCAGTACACCCCCTGATTACGATGAAGCACTGGAGCGGGAATTGAGCCGATGGATACGGGCTGTTTCAGGATTACCCGTCAAAACCGTATTCCCGCGCTGGGCAGATCCGCAACCTAAAATACCTCCGGCAGGCAGTGACTGGTGCGCGTTTGGGATAACAGATATCCGTGAGGATGATAACCCGGCCGCTATACAGGTGAACGACAATCATAATGCGCAATGGTCACACGAAACTATCAGTATTATTTGCTGTTTTTATGGCCCTTCCGGTCAGCGAACAGCAACCCAATTCCGTGATGGTCTGTTCATCACCCAAAACAATGATGAGCTATCGCGCGCCGGACTGACCTTTCAGCAATGCAGCCGGATCATTCCCGCGCCTGAACTCATCAATAACCAATGGCAGCGCCGCTATGACGTAACCGTGACGTTACGCCGCAAAATCGTGCGCGAATATGGCATTAAGTCGCTGGTGGAAGCACCGGTTAAATTCTTTGGAGACTAAACCCTATGCAGGGCTTACCTATTTCTAACATTGTTAACGTCAAAGTTAACATGGCACCCCGTGCAGCACAGGCGCGTAGCTTCGGCTCGTTGCTGATTATGGGTGCCAGCAACGTAATTAACACGCACGAACGGCTGCGTTATTACACCGACATTGACGGCGTGGGCGCGGATTTCGGCATGGACACCCCAGAGTATCAGTCCGCCGCACTGTACTACTCGCAGTCGCCCCAGCCCGTCGATCTGTATATCGGACGCTGGGCAAAAGAGCAGGTGTTTGCGGCGTTGCGTGGTGCTGTGCTGACCCAGCCTGAGCAGAGCATGAGTAAATTTACACTCATCACTGACGGCACATTCAAACTGACTATTGATGGCAAAGAAACAGTTATCACA